TAGGAAGACCTAAATGTAGACGTTTGTCAAACATATTATCTTTTGCTCCAGGTGTTTTACGGTTGTTATAGTGAAGAAATACTTGTGCTGAAACTTTACCTTTAAATTTTTCTCTCCAATGTTCAAGTTCACAACCTCTGTAAACCAACATATCTCCTGGAGATAAATCTACTTTAATTCCTTTTTTACCTAATTTTCCTGATGGTTCTAGATAAATTGACCACTTATCTCCACCCAAATTCATAGTAGTTGATATCTCACAACTAAATCTATCTTTGTGTCTTTTTAATTCGTCTCCCTTTTTATATATTCTTGCATATGTATACGCTGGATATAATTTAAGTCCCGTAACTTTTTCCATTTTAGGTTGACACTTTAACATTAATGTTTCCATAGCAACATCTGAATAATGACAATAGGTTTCTGGTATCTGTTCATCCTTACCTTCATAGTTACCCATAATATTTTCAAAAGGTGAAAAGTATCTTTGTGCTTTACAAGTGTCATAAACTTGTTTTTTAATAATAAAATAATTATATAAAAATAAAGCTAAATCTTTATCTATAGCTTTTTTGATAACCGTATATTTTTTTTTCTTAAACATCTCTAACCATTTCTTTTGGTACAGCTTGGATATTCCAGTGAATAAATCTAAATGGTTCAATACCAAGGTCTACAACAAATTCGTGTTCTAGGTAACCTGGGAAAATAAGAAGTGTTCCTGGTTGAGGCCTATAGTGAACAAGCTCAGTACCATCAACAATTTCTTTTACTTCGGGTTTCATATTTAATTTAGTAGTTCTGGCCCCGTTTCTAGGATCATGAAAAACAGGCATAGATGTTTTTTCACTTGCTTTTAAAAAATAAAAACCTGACACATGTTGATTTGGATGAATATGCGCAGACTGATGGCCGCCACCTTTTTTATTAAATTCCTGAACCCATAATTCATTAAAAATAATTTCATATTGATTCATGTCATATCCATGATAATCTAAAAATTCCCAAGATTTATTTCCAACATACTTTTTAAAATCTCTAAAATCATTATCCTTGGTTAAAGAAGTTGAGTGATAAGAAGAAACAAAATATTTTTTATTTTTCATTTCTTTTTTATGTTTTGTTATGGAAGCTTTAATATATTTATCACTAGCTTTATTTAAAGATTTTACAAATTCTGGTTTTTGTTCCGACCATAGCGTTGTTTTAAAATATTCATTTATTTTCATATTATTTAAATGGGTATCCAAGGCTCCACATTACCAATGAATACCTTGTTCCTTTCGTTACTGGTTTAACTCTATGCCATACAAATGATGGAAAGACAATAATAGATCCTTTGGGAAGTATCTCTTTTGCTTGTTTTAAATGTTTAACTTCTTCTCTCATATGTGGATCATAGTTTCTATAGTCAAATTCTAATTCACCACCTTCATATTCTGAGCCATCGGTTAATTGACAAGTCATAGATAATTTTCTTATTTTACCATGATCAGGTGTATTAGGTTTATTGTATGGTTTATCATAACTATCACAATGCCAATCATAATATTGATTGTGTTTATATTTTGTAAATTGACAAGGCTCCGATCTATCCCATTCAAAATCCCAACCTGCTGATTTATTTGCTTCATAAACGTAAGGATGTACTTCTTTATAAATCCATATATCATCTAACCAAGTAATATCTGATTTTCTATAGTTTTGAATATTTTTAATATCTTGTTTAGAAAGTTTTTTATCTTCATAACCACCTATCCTGGCTATAGTTTGTTCTTTTGATAATGCATGCCTTACAATGTCATCACAAATTCTTGGGGGTATAGCTGATTTAAAATACCAATAATAATTATTTAAGTTCATAAGTTATAGTTTGTACAAAATTTAAATCATCTTTTTGATTATTAGTTAAGTAATACATATTAGTTGAAGGAAACATAATAAATTTATTGTTTGTAAGAGATATATCCCAACTCCTACCTTTTCGTCTATTATCATCATAATGAATTCGAACATTACAATTTTTAACTTTTACACCATAAAGTAATATAAAGTCTGGAGAGTGTATAAGATCAACAGGATTTACTTCTAACAATGGAGTTGTAGTTTCGTTAGGTTTATAAATTTTTCCCCACGTTTCTTTCTCTACTAATTTAAAATTATATTTTAAATCAATATGTTCTTTTATATAAACATTTAACTTATCGTAGGTTCTTGAAAATTGTAATTTTTCATTAGTTAAATTAGAATGTAAAATGTGATGAGCTAAGTCAACGCGATCTATTTCCCAATGTTTCGGCATCGAAACATCTCCACAATATATAGCTTGTTCTGTTAATACTTTCTTTTGCATACCTACTTTTTAAGATAATAAATTTATATTATATTGTCAAGTAGTAAAAACTATTGATTTTCGTTTTGTATTCTAAGATTGTCTTCAGCTATATTAATAGTAATTAAATCCCAAGATTGACCGGATTCATTCCAATCATAATAATATTTATTATCTGCATCTGAATTTTGTTCTGCTGTAAGTTCGGGTTCATTACCGATTGGTGATTCCCATCTAGCTTTTGTAATATTTTTTACCCAAGACGCAAAAGGTTTTGGTGAAAAAAAAATTTGATTAACTTCATCCCAAATATAACCTATACCTGCAAAATTTCCTCTAAGTGCTTTTGAGTCATCACCTGATTCATGTTTATTACCAAACGTATTACGTGAAGTTTGAATCCACAAATGTGCTGGCCAATTACTGTGTGTTTCTAAATATTGTTGTCCTACTGTTTCAGTTTCAACACCTTCAGCATTAAGCATATCACTATCATTTAATACTATTACTGTAAGTACTTCATTGTTTTCTGATATTTTTGCAAATGATGCCATATTTTTACCTATTGAAATTTATACCTTATTATAACTACGCCAGATCCACCAACTCCACCTCTTCCTGTAGACGGAGCGTTTTGACCACAAGAGTTTCCACCAGCACCACCACCGGTATTAGCTCCACCTGCTCTAGCAGGACTTGGTCCGTTTTTTCCACCTTGGCCTCCGCCGCCTAAACCACCTGCACCACCATTACCAGGGGGAGTACTTTGTGCTCCACCGCCGCCACCACCGGCTCTAGCTGTTGGTGTTCCATTAATACTTGAAAGGGCTCCTGCTCCTCCAATCCCACCTGAACCATCGGGATTATTATTAGCATCTCCTCCTGTGTTAAGTGCTGCTCCACCGGCACCACCTCTATTTCCTGGAGAAGGTTCACCATTACCACCATATTTTCCTTGAGCAGGACTTGTAGGAGGGGTATTACCTAATTTTCCTGTAGAATTTCCTGGATTTGATGGACCACATCGTCCATTTCCTCCACCACCAGAACCACCTGTTCCAGCAAAACCTGCAGCTGATCCACCGCCACATCCAAAACCACCACCTGCTGAAGTAATCCCTAAAGCTGAAGAGTTACCACCATTATTTCCTACTGGAGCTGGTGTTGGATTTCCACCACCTAAACCTGGAGTACCACCATTACCAATTACAATTGGATAACTTTGTACTGAAGCTGTAACTGCTGAACCACCTGCTATTGGTGAGACTGTATAAGAACCTGTTGCTGTACCTGGAGATTCTCTATATCCTCCAGCACCTGCTCCACCACCGGCTTCACCTGTTCCGCCATCTCCACCTGATCCACCAGCACCTACTACTAACCAATCCATAGCATTTTCTGAAGAACATCCAGATATTTTAGTTACTGCAAGACTTCCATTACCTGTAAATGTGTGGATTCTAAAATCACCACTTTCTGTAATTGTTCCACCTGTTGCTTCTATCATAGGAGGAAGACTTCCACCTGCACCAAATCCTAAGACTTGATAACCAAAAGATTTACCTTTTCTTGATTGTATATTTTTTGTGTTCTTACTTGATGTAAGTTTATTTTTTAAATCTCTCATATCTAAATTCCTTATGCGTCGTTAGCTGCGTCAGTAGTAAAGAATATTTTAATACCTAGAAGTCTTGCTACTCCAGTAAAAGAATCTGCACTTGCATCTCTAAAAAAATTAAAATAAGT